CGCAAACCCATTAGGGTCCGCCGCCCTGAGTTACTAGGGCAGCCGCCATCCAAGCTTTATGCTGACGTGCTTGGGACGTCCAGTACGTTCCAAGTGCCTCTCATCTTGGCTTCCGGATGGCATCCGAAAGGAAGTCTGGTCATTAAGACCAGACAGGCCGGGTAGATAGCAGGGGACTTGATCGGGATCCGTCTCGATCACCCCTTGTGGACTATCTGTCTCCAGCTTAAGAAGACACTTGAGCAAGGCAGATGGACCGTCGAGTGGATCTATCGGCGGTCTGGCCTGAACAAAATATCCGCGAACTAAACGGGTATGCAGGCCGGGATCCCATTTGGATTTAGTTCCATTGCTGGAACTAATCTCAAAAGGATCTACCCTACCTAGCAAGGAGGAGGTTGGACCCACAAGTGGATAGTGCGTTAGCACCTTCCCAAGTAGGCTATCCAACATCTCAACTGTAGTCCTGTAGCAGCCTTGCGAAACAAGCTGGTTACGAAGACTAACAGTTGAGATCACCTCCTTCACGTCTGCGATCGTGGAAGGTAACGCTTGCCGGACGCGTGTGATACTCACATCACGTCCATTAAAGTATTCCTTCCCGCAAGATTCTCTGAACCTACCGGTCCAGAAGGACTTGCTCAGACCAACTTGAGCACCGAAATGTTCAAGCGTCTGAACGATCGTACGCACATGTCTATTGGGGACAATCAAATCATCCCCATAGACGCGCACCTGACTAGAAAGGAGTTTTATATCCTTTCTAGAGATCGATGCGTTGAGCTCTTTCTGAATACCGAAGAAGATCAAGGTGCAAAACACCATGGCTTCAACGGGAAAACAGAGAGCTGAACCCATAGACGCGTACTTGGCTAGACGTATTACGCCCATGCCAGGTACGTCAGCCCGTCGTGAGCGACAAGCGTCAACGGCCCCTTGCAAGTGAGGCCATTTTCGCATCATCCTCCGTACGAGCTGATTGGAGACACGGTCAGATGCTTCACTCAGATCGAGTGTAGCAGTATGACCGCTCATCGAGCCTGACTTCGCAAGCTCCTGGTTAGGAGTTTGGTCGTCAAAGCCGATCAGCGTTGGTAGGAGTTCA